GATAATTTTTCCACGCATTCTTAACATTAACATCTAAGCTATCTCGTGTCACAACGCGGAGATAATCAATTAGATTATTAAACCAATTCCTACACGATAAACAAGCCCATGTCTCATTACGAAGACCACAAGCTCTAATAATAGTATAATCAATAGTACCATGCTCATTGTACCGGAGCATGCTAGTTCGCATTTTCTCACAATTAATAGTCGGAACGTACATACCTGTACCAGGCAATTGAAAACGTTTATCTTCAAGGTACACATACGTATGACCAAGGAAGCTACATTCATGATTATACCTAAACTCATCGCTTCCAAAAGTATACTCCATATCAATACTTTTAGAAACATTTTTTATAGTGGCAATATTAAGATACTGTTGAAATAAGGGATTAACTGACAAATTAATGTCATCTCCAGTTATACATCTTTCAGTATTATCAATAAAATCTGAATAATTACGGAATTCTGGTGGGACATTCAAGATCCACCAAACACAGCTATCCATAAAATTTTTTAATCCATTATCCTCAGTCGTACATCCTTGACCGGATGGATTACCACTATCACGCTTATAAACTCGACCATCTATATTAACAAGAGGGGAGTGAGCTAATTGCCAGTAAATATTGTGTAAGCGTATATAACTCGCCAGGGTTCTATCCTCTGGGCACAACATTTTCCAGCGAAAGTCTCTAATTTTCTGAAAATGCAACCAACGAAATTTACCATCAAACTTAACACCATCTATTTCAATAGTGTTTTTACCTGGCCACTTTTGCATTTTAGAATTAAGGCGATGAAAACCACCACTATGGATATCTAAACCAAGTGTCATCGAATGCTTTAAACAAGAAGCTTTTAATTTCTCATTCTGTTCATGACAGAGCATATTCTGAGCGACGACATGATTAACATCCATGGCTATTATGGTGCGTATACTACCAGAATCCACTTTTTCTGTTTCACGCATTTCCTCCTTAGAACTAACAGAGCTAAGGGACTGAATAGGATTACTAGTTTCCAGCCTATCCCAATAATGGCTAAAGAATTCCAAATCTTCTTTTTCTTCAGTTAGCCAGTAGTCATCCTTCTCACGATACTTACTAGTCCAAGGAAGACCAGGACTCTTATCACCTTTTAATTTTTCAATCACTGTATCATATGTAGCAATTTTACTATTGCACATATATGGAGAGAAATGTAATTCCATCCAATCAGCAGCGACTGAATAAGCACGTTTTATTTCATCACTATATGGGTCTGGATCCCTATCATAACGCT